TTCTAGTTTAGCGATTTCTTCCTCTGCTTCACGAAGTCTTTTTTTCATTTCGTGAAGTTCTTCTTCGGAATACATATGATTTTGAGCGACTAATCGCTTCATTAATTTTAGCAGTTCTTTTGCTTTTTTAGTCTGCGTATCCATCGTCATCGTCATAAAGTTCGTCGTAATCTACAAATCGTTCTGTTGTTTTCTCTGGTGCCTTGTAAGCAGAAACATCAGAGTACACTTCTGCTTTGAGAGAATCTACAAGAAGTTCTAGATTACGGACGATGAGTTTGAGTTTGTCTCTGTCCATAAGTTACTATTCTCTTTAGGCATTTTACCATAAAAAAAGAGGGGCAGTCAACCCCCCCGTTTCATTATGACTTGCTTAACAACTCCCTACAAATTCTTTTACAAGTTTGTTTTTCATCATCACACTCAATCAAACAATTAAAATAATCATTAACTAAGTCGTTCTGTTCATTAGATCGTTCTACTGTCTCCTCAAAGTGTTCCCATCCAGCTAGTTGATTGTAAGAGATTAGGTTGTGCATAATAACCTCCATGCACATAGAATAACATAACAAAGGGGTTTTCATTCATACGCTTCACCTCTATATTCTACTACTATCTAGGTGTTTTGTGTTGATTCCTTAACAATAATTTATACCTACGAGTTTATACCTATAAAAAAAGGAGGGGATCAACCCCTCCCATTTTTACTTAAATAAAAATTGAATATAAAGAGACAATAAAACAAGTACAACCGCAGATCCTGCGGCAATTTGTAATACTGCGAACATCACTTTGCTCCAACTAGTTGTGCTAGTTGTGCCTGATGACGACGCTCTTCTTTTTGTTTCTGCTCTTTAATGATTTGAAGGAAGTTAAGTTTTTTCACTTATGCCCCTCCTTTACAAACTTAACACCACGATAGGTTTCGTTGTATTGTTGGGCTTGTTGTTGCATTTGCTGTTGATATTCAATACGCTTTTCGGTATCGTATTCAACACCACGATATACGACTTTAGACATTAGGTTTTCTCCTTAGTTGTTTAGGTTAAAGAGCGTTCCTTCAGTCGGCTTTTGCGTCTATGGGACAAGTTTTTGGAGAAATCTGTTTGATCTCCCAAATAATATCATTCTTTGCTTGATTGGGAATGTCCTGTTTAAGAACTCTTCCTGCCATTAATTGTGCCTGTAAACAAGTAAGAATGATTGCTTCCATAGATGAACGATCCGTTCCGAGTCGGCTTACTTCCGTCTGGTTTTCCAGATGAACGTAGAGGCATTATACCTCGTTACGATAATTTATACAAGTTTTTTTGTAAAATGTGATACACTTTTAAAAAACTTTAAGAACTCAAAATTTTGCCGGGAAATTTTCCCCCGATCCTAGGAATCACTTCCGCTTTTTGGTTTTGGGTGCTTGATAACCCCAGGTCTTTGGATTGATTGTGCCGAATCCAAAGTCAATGCTCTTCAAGTTCTCACGAAACTTATCCCAGTACATATCAAACAGTTTGCTTCTGCTACCTTTGGTCAGATCAAAACAAACTCTATCATCTACAAGATACTTCACGATATAAGCATCTCTAGGTGCTTCTTTGGTGCAGACTTCGGCATACGAACCATTCTCAACGAGAATCTCACAACCGTAACGAGTCTTACAGGTTTCTTTTTCTGATGATGTCCAATGGTCCATATGCTTTTCTATACTTTGTTCTTTCTCAATTACCTCACGACTCACGAACGATTACCCCACTGAATATCGGGATATGCCTCCATTACGACTTCTTTTGTAAGGTTATATTTGTCCGAAAGTTTCTTGTCTTTGATCAGGCAAAGGATCTCTGATTCCAGTGGATGAAGTCCTTCTAGAATATTGATGAACATTGTCTCACGACGAATGTTATTCAGAGCATCATTACCACCTTTAACAAAGTGATACAGGTTCACATACTCTCTACGAAGTGTGGTATGTCCCTGCTTATCAGTTGCTCCAAGAGAGAATGATCCAGTCTCGTGCATTCTACGAATCTCTTCGGTGATCTTCGTAGAAAGACTGCCACTATAAGAAGTCTGATCAGCATATCCAGAATAAGGAACTGGTCCCTCTGGAAGAACTGAAATCACAGTCTCATCAAAGTTCCAGAGCAGAATCACCTTCAGTGAAATGTGCTCATATTTTTTGAGAACTTCTACCTTCTTAACATTAGATCTTTGCTTTGATACAAGGTCTAGAACCTCAAAAGCAAAAGGATTGGTAGGTAGTTCTGGAATTGGAGTGACCTTAACAGTCTTGGGAGTTGTTTTGGTCTTAGTCTTCGTCGTCGTCGTTGTCATAATTTTCGTCGTCAAAATAATCTGGATTAAATGAAATAGCTAAAACTTCATCGGGAATTACATTACCATTCTGATCATAGAATTCTGGATGTAACTTTGGAATTTCCCGATAGTTCATCATATATTCTCTTGCCACCCAACCTGCCATTACTCCCACTATAAGAAACAATACTGTTAGAAAGGAACCAAAAACTAAACTAACTGCGAGCATTTCTTTTACCTCGGGAAACTACTTTTCTTTTCCTTGACTTAAAGGAAAACTCAAAATAGATGGTTACTTCCCGATTCAGAAAGCAAACCATCTTCTCAAAGATGATGTGGAACGGTTGAGTTTGCTTTCTTTTTCCTCCATTAAGTATAAGTTCAACGCCACGATTAAAGTGGTCTTCATTTTTATTTATGTCAGGACTTGATAATTTGTTGTTCCTTGAGGAATTTGATTGTGTCAACGGATCCTCCTAATTTCTGGTCATCACAAACGACCTGTGGGAAAGTAGAACCCTCACCAAACTCGGCATAGAATTCTTCTTTAGTAAAATGTTCTCCTAAATTATAAACCACAAAGCTATTTCCTGTCAATTCAAGAACTTGTTTAACTTTATAGCAATATGGGCAATCCTCTTTTGAGTAGATAGTGAAATTCATAAGGCATTGAGATTTATAGTAATTTATAATAGAAAAAAAGGAGGGTATAAAACCCTCCCCATTATACCACCAACTCACCTCTCCCACCACAGAGAAGTGGTCTTCATTCCCAAAGTTACAAGGATGTTGAAGACTTGAATATTATAAGGGATTCTGAGTCAGTTGTCAAGCAGGTGGTTGTCCTTCTGGTTTTGGATGTCTTGCTTTTACTGCTTCTACCATCTGAACCCATTTACCATTCTCCAAATTACCAGACTTGATATCATCATAGAGAAGGTTCAGTTGGTCTTTCCAATCTCCATACTCCGTTTCACGATTACGGGCATAGAGATAATAATTATAAACTTCTACATCCTTTTGAATTTGTGCTTCTACTTCTTCCCATTCAGGTGGTTCAGATCCATTTGGACATTCCCACCTTGTAAAAGTCCGATTGTATAGGTCAAACTTGGCATCAGGACGAAGATATTTAATAGCAGTGTCAACACCAGGCAAACGAATGTTCATTTCAGTAGTCTCCTAATATAAAGTATTATTCAGCGGCAGGTTCTGGGGTAACGAGATCCCATTGAGTGTTCTCTTCGTCCCACTGATAACGGGAACCAGCAGCGACTTCTGCTTCGGTCAGTTCAGGAGCAGGACCAACAGGTGATTCCCAGTCAGCAGTTTCGTTATTGAGTACCCAAGACTCAAAAGGCTTTGGTGCGACGAAGGCATCCAGTCCAGCATTGTATGAGTAACCAACGCCAGCATAACGCTTTCTGATGCTGCTGTTGTAAGAGGTCTGAACCCACTTACCACCTAGAAGCTTCTTACAGAAAGCAATGCCTAGAATCTCATCCTCTTGACCAGTGTGAGGATCGGTAATATCTTTGTTGTCTACTACAATGACTTGTGTGACGACGTTGTTTTCGTCAAGTTGAGCGAAATGTGCCATAAGTCTTTATTCGTGAATATAATAAATGAATGGTATGCTTTATTTATTATCAAGAATAGGTAACTTTTAAATCTTTTATAAAAAACAAAAGACTTAATCTGTTATCAACAAATTTGTTTATTCCGTGAGGTATGGTGGCATCATATAATATCATCTTATTAAACTTATTCTCAAATTCATAAACTAATTTATATTTTCCATCTTCATTTTTGTAAAGTGATGTTCCAGAATGTTTATCTGGGTTTTCATTTAAATATATAACTCCTGCGTATAAAACATCAACATCTTGATGAATTACTTGTATTTCTGGGATATTATCATCAGAATTAACCAATGAAAAATAAGAAGACACTCTCCAATCACAACTTTCAACTTTAGAAAAATCAATTAAATGTGAAATGACACCATAACATAAACTTTCAAAAAATTCTGGATAGATGTTGTGTAATTGTAAACTTCGTTTTCCAGCATATCTTCCCACAGAGATAGTTTCTGGATGTTTATCAAAAGTATAAAACTCTAAATTTTTTGAAAGATCTATGATTGATTGAGGATTTTCAAAAAAGTTTTCAACTTCAAGATAGTTCATTAACTAGGATAAGCAATGATAACAATACCAGATCCACCAGCACCAGAAGTAATTGGAGCGTTTGAGTTATTAACCCCACCTCCTCCACCACCAGTAGAAGCAGATGCAGCAGTAGCACTAGTGCCATTGGTTCCAGGAGTTCCACCACCAGCACCTCCTGCTCCTGGACTTCCTCCACTTCCTCCTCCACCACCAGCATAAGTTACTGATACTCCAGAAATAGATGATGCTGTTCCAGCCCCACCAGCACCTCCCTGAGTACCAGAACCACCCCCTCCATTAGCACTTGCTCCACCGCCACCACCAGCTCCAGTATTAGGTCCAGTAGGACCACCAGGGTTGTGTCCAAGACCACCATTATTTCCTTGTGGTGGTGATGTTGGTGGGGTATTTCCAAGACCACCAGGCCAATTATTTCCAGCACCACCACCACCAGATCCACCAGGAGTACCAGGACTAAGCCCAGGACTACCAGGACCAGCATTTCCTCCTCCTGCTCCACCACCTCCTGTACTAGTTATTGTTGAAAATACTGATGGCGATCCAGGTCCTCCACCATTTGGAGATGAAACACGAGCTCCACCGGCACCAACAGTAACTGGATAAACACCTGGAACAGCACTTACGGTGAAACCAATACCAGTTCTAAAACCTCCGGCACCTCCACCGGCACCAGTTTCCCAAAGACCAGGTGATGATGCCCCACCAGCTCCACCACCAGCAACTACAAGGTAGTCAACGGAACTTAAAGAGGGATTAGTGACCGTAAAAGTTCCTGATGATAGGAAGGTGTGAACTGTTGTAGTAGGTGTATAAGAAATCACACCACCAGTTGCTTTTGCTGTGGTTTTAAGAGTTCCAATAGGATAACGGACAACTATGATACCTGAACCACCGGAACCTCCAGTACCACCACCAGTGTCTTTTCCAGCCGCGCCGCCGGCGCCGCCAGTGGCTGAGACACCATTTTGTGCAGCAGTAGTCGGTGGACTAAAACCAGCATTTCCTCCACCACCAAGACCACCAAGTCCGGCATTTGCTTGAGGACTATCAAGTCCACCAGAGGTTCCAGCACCTCCACCGCCGCCGGCATAATGTGTTGTTATTCCGGTAATAGAGTATGAGAGACCATTTCCACCAGGTCCACCAATACCAGAAGGATATGGTCCAGTTCCAGCAGTCCCAGAGGCACCTGCTCCACCACCACCTCCTCCACCAGAGTTAACAACTGGACTCCCCGCTCCGCCCGGATTTCCCCATCCTGATGTTGGAGAAGTGCTGTTTGCTGTTCCACCAGGAGTACCAGTAGCAGGTCCACCAGGATTTTGATTTCCGCCTCCGCCGCCAGAACCACCAGGTCCTCCGGTTAGATTAAACCCACCACCATATCCACCACCAGGAGAAGTAATGGTGGTTATAAGTGGGTTTGCGATAGAAGATGAATTTCCACTAGAACCAGAATTGTTTCCTGGTGATGGACCACCAACTCCACCAGAACCAATTGTTACAGTATAAGAACCAGGAGAAGTTGATACTGGTAAAGAAGTAGCGTACCTTAGAGCTCCAGCACCTCCACCACCACCGTGCTGTCTTGAACCACCACCACCACCACCAGCAACTACAAGATACTCAACAGCACTGTTAGATAGTGGAGCACTATTAACCGTAAAAGTTCCTGATGATGTAAAGATATGCGCTCTATAAACTGTTCCACTTTCTGTATAGTCACTTATCGTTCCACCAGTGGCATCAATGTAATCTTCTCCAATATTTCTCCATCTTGCCCCATCCCATATTTCAACTCCTTTGGTATCGGAGTTAAAGACGAGAGTTCCAGTCGCAGTTCCAATACCAGCATTGCGTCCAATGGTTGTTGTTTGACCTAGACCGACACCAGCACTACTAATAAACTTATCACCAACCGTAATACTATTACCAACGGCAACGACGATATCATCAGAAAAAGTAACGTTAGTGTCGTTGAAAGTAACGGTACTTAATCCACTTCGGTTTTGTATTTGATTGACGCGAACTTCAGAAGCC